GTTCATTCTCCCACAGCTGGCAACTCGCAGATGATGTCAGAGTATCCTCTGTAGATTTTGCAGATGGTCTATTAACAATCTCATTGGAGAAGATCATCCCAGAACATCAGAAACGTACCACATATACTGTTGGTTCTGGGAAGCAGGAGTTTCTTACTGAAGGATAAATAGACGCGGGGCAACCCAAATATCGTCGGCGCAAGGGGCACGGCTGGTCAGAATCAGCCCTTGCCCCTTTTTTATTTTTGTGCTACAATGTAATTATAAATTGGAGGATATCATGGTCCCTAAAGTTTTGGTGATGAAGACAGGCGAGCGTATCATCGCTGGTGCTTCTGAGATGACAGATAAAGAAACAGGCAAAGGAATTTGCTTGGTAATTAAGTGTCCATATATTTTGACACTCAATCCAAAGCAAGATGATACTGAAGAATATTCTGTAAATTTCAGCAAGTGGAATCCTTTCTCTTCTGACAATACATTTAATGTTCCGTATGATGCTGTAGTTGCTGTAAGCGATGCAGAGCAAGGAATTTTAGATGTTTACATGGAAAGATTTGGACAAGAACTATATTACGAGGAAGAAGATGCAGAATCTGAAACTAATTCTACTGAAGAGTAGAGAATCTTTAGTTGCTCAAGTGGAGGAATTGGAAGTTGAATATGGTATGCCAAATTGTAAATTGGTAGAGCCGTATGAAGTAGGCACAGATTACATTTATGAAGGTGATGAGCGTTGGGATTCCAGCAAACCGATAGATGATTACATTAGTAAACCATGTCAAAAAAGGGTTGTGCTTGAGCGATGGCCGTGGTATACTGACCAGAGAGAAGTCATTTTCCATTCTGATAATATCTTGACCATTCTTGCTCCTAATGCTGAATTGGTCAAAGCATATATTGATGTTGTGCCCACTGTGATAGAAGAAAAGTCTGATGAAGTTTTACAAGAACGTTGAGCAAGTTGGTAACAAAATTCTCGTCCGTGCCCATGAAAATGGCACTGACGTAATGTATAGGGAGGACTTCAAACCCTCCCTTTTCGTGTCTTCAAACAAACCATCAGATTATAAAACACTTGACGGTCGTAATCTTCGCCGTGTCATGCCTGGCACCATCGCTGATTGTAGGCAGTTTGTGCAACAATATGCTGACGTAGAAGAGTTTGAAATTCACGGAAATACTAGATACTTATATCAATACATCAACGAAAAATATTCCGAGGATGAAATCAAATTCGATAGCTCCCTCATTCGTGTCTTCACGATGGATATTGAGACGGCAGCAGAAAACGGGTTTCCTAACATCGAGTCTGCTGACCAGGAGATTCTGCTCATTTCTATTCGTGATTCTTACACAAATAGGATCACTGTCTGGGGAAGCAAAAGTTTCTCGACTGAAGATAGACAGGTTGATTACATCCATTGCAACGATGAAACGAAACTGCTTTCTAGCTTCCTCGGTTGGTGGCAGGAAAATTACCCTGATGTAATTACTGGATGGAATGTCCAGTTATTCGATATTCCATATATCTGTCGTCGTCTTGATAGAATTCTTGGTGACAAATATACAAAACTCCTGTCGCCCTGGAAGTTGATTTCCGACAGGGAAATTTATATCAAAGGTCGTAAGCAGATTGCTTACGATATTCCTGGAATTGCGTGTCTTGATTATCTTGAGTTGTATAAGAAATTCACTTATACCAATCAGGAATCATATCGTCTCGACCACATTGCATTTGTGGAGTTAGAGCAAAACAAACTTGACCACTCTGAGTTTGATACCTTCAAGGAATTCTACACTAAAGATTGGAATAAGTTTGTTGAGTATAACATTCATGACGTGCGCCTTGTCGATCGACTTGACGACAAGATGAAGTTGCTTGAGTTGGCATTCACTATGGCATATGATGCCAAGGTGAATTATGAGGATGTATATTCTCAGGTGCGTATGTGGGATAACATCATTTTCATCTATCTCGATAAGATGAAGATTGCTATTCCGCCTAAGAAAGATTCACGTAAAGATGCACAGTATGCTGGCGCCTATGTGAAAGAACCTATTCCTGGCATGTATGACTGGGTGGTGTCCTTTGACCTTAACTCACTGTATCCTCACCTCATCATGCAATACAACCTGTCCCCAGAGACCCTCCTGCCCCGCCGTAGCAGCGTCAACGTTGATATGCTGCTCGCTAAGGAGCACGACACCTCAGACCTCGTGGGGGAGACTCTGTGTGCCAATGGGACGCATTACACTACCAAGTTTCAGGGGTTTCTTCCCAAGCTGATGGAGAAGATTTATGAAGACCGCACCATCTACAAAAAGAAGATGCTTGCTGCTAAGCAACAATATGAGAAGACCCCAACAATTGAGTTGAGAAAAGAGATTGCTCGCTGCAATAATATTCAGATGGCACGAAAGATTCAACTCAACTCTGCCTATGGTGCTATCGGTAACGAGCACTTTCGTTACTACAAACTTGAAATCGCTGAGGCAATCACTCTTTCTGGTCAGCTATCTATTCGCTGGATTGGAGATAGAATGAATGCCTATCTCAATAAGATTCTAAAGACAGAAGGAGAAGATTATGTTATTGCTTCAGATACTGATTCTATGTATCTTAATCTGGGCCCTTTGGTTGAGCGTATATACAAAGGAAGAGAGAAAACTCCTGAAAGCATTGTCTCGTTCCTTGATAAGGTCTGTGGCATGGAACTTGAAAAGTATATTGAAAGTTCTTACCAAGAATTGGCTGACTATCTAAATGCTTATGCTCAACGAATGAAGATGAAGCGTGAGAATATTGCTGAGCGTGGTTTCTGGACTGCGAAGAAGCGATACGTGCTCAACGTATGGGATAGTGAAGGTGTGCGTTACTCCAAAGCAAAGATGAAAATCTGTGGCATGGAAACCGCTCGCTCATCTACTCCTGCTTACTTCAGAGATAAATTAGTGGAAGCATACACAATTATCATTACCAAATCAAATGATGAGTTGATTGACTTTATTGATGATATTAAAGAAGATACTAAAAAACAAAACTATCTTAATATCGCTTTCCCACGAGGATGCAATGGATTAAGTAAGTATCGTAACGGCACTGACATCTATGCTAAAGGTTGTCCTATTCAGGTGCGTGGTGCGCTTTTGTATAACTACTATATTAAAAAGAATAAATTGGAGCACAAGTATCCATTGATTCAGGAAGGTGAAAAGATTAAGTTTATGTATCTAAAGACGCCTAATCCGATCGGTGAAAATATTATCGCTTTCTTTCAACAACTTCCTAAAGAATTAAATCTTGAGAAGTATGTTGACTACACTACACAGTTTGAAAAGTCATTTCTCGAACCACTGAAAACTGTGCTAGAATGTATTGACTGGCAATACGAACGCCGTGGTTCTCTTACAAGTTTCTTTTCATGAGGTATTATGAGTTTCTTACAATCTGTTATTAAGGAGTTAGATAATGAGTTCGCATCTGTTGTTGAAGATGGAGTCGCTGCTGGTGACTGTGAATCGTTTGTGGATACTGGTAGCTACATTCTTAATGCTCTCATTTCTGGTAGCATCTATGGTGGACTCCCATCAAACAAAATCACGGCGCTTGCTGGGGAATCCTCTACTGGTAAAACTTTTTTTGCGCTCTCAATCGTCAAACATTTCCTTAGCAACAACCTAGATGCTCAGGTGATTTATTTTGAAACTGAATCTGCAGTGTCTAAAGACATGATGGTTTCTCGTGGCATTGATGTGAAGCGTGTAGGTCTTGTGCCTGTTACTACAGTGCAAGAGTTTCGCACTCAATCTATCAAGGTGGTAGATGAGTATATGAAACTTAAAAAAGAAGATAGACCACCACTCCTGTTTGTATTAGATTCTCTTGGAATGCTTTCAACTTCTAAGGAAGTGCAGGATGCTACTGATGGTAAGGAAACTCGTGACATGACTCGTGCTCAAGTCATCAAATCCATCTTCCGTATTCTGTCACTGAAACTCGGTCAAGCTAAAATTCCCCTCATCGTTACCAACCATACATATGAAGTAGTGGGTGCATATGTACCGACAAAAGAAATGGGTGGTGGCACTGGTTTGAAGTATGCTGCATCTTCAATTCTTTTCCTGTCAAAGAAGAAAGAGAAAGATGGCACTGAAGTTGTGGGTAACATTATTAAAGTGAAGGCACAGAAGTCGCGCTTCACAAAAGAAAATTCAGACATCGAAACGAGGCTCTTCTATGACGCAAGGGGATTGGATAAGTATTATGGACTATTGGAGTTGGGTGAGAAATACGGAGTATTCCAGCGCAAGGGTAATCGGATTGTTGTTGGGGAATCTTCCGTTTATCCTTCTGTTATTCT